GGCTTTCTTTAGTTCATATACTTTATCTGTCATAGTTCCCTAAACCTTTCTTGAGTATTGCTTTTAATGTGAACTACTTCCACCCCTTTGAAGTCATGTTCAATCATATTCCCGTATAATATAATCGCTTTTGGTTTCAATCTTTTAATGGATTCGTCAACGCCTGCTTTCCACACTCTCAGACTTTCTTCATCATTGCTCACGCCTACCGTTGAGATGCTCACAATGCTGTTCTTAGGAAGTCCTTCAAAACAGAATTCAAACGTGTCTTCATATCCCCACGATAATGTAGGTATAACCTCGATTCCGTACCGTTGCATTATCTGCCCAATCATTCTGCTTCTATACGTGTTCCATATCATCATCGCTTTTGGCATATCAAGGTACAAGCTAAAATCAGGCGTAAGACAGCAAGCGTATTTTGTGAGTTTCTCAACGTATTTTTCAGGCTGTTGCCAAATACGCTCAAATTGATAATCGTCAATATAGAAATGAATCCCTCTGTGCTCGTTTCCGCCTCTGTCGCTTAGTACATAATTGAACGGCATCAACTCTTCAGGCTTTACACTGCAAGGGTGAAGGATTGGAAAGCCGTATTTCTTTTCAAGGCTTTTCTCATCAATCCAATGCAACAAGTATTTCTTATCAGTCGCAAACACGTCTTCATCTTCTTCATCATCGTCATCGGATTCATCTTTCTTCTTTTCTTCCGTTTCCTCATCATCATCGAATGAAGGCGCAATGATTCCAAATTCAGATAAGTCAATCCCGTCATCTTTCAAGGATATCAATTCAACGTTCAAAAGGTCAATATCGAATCCCGTGTTAATAGTCAACTGATTGTGTACTAGAATATATGCTTTCTTTTGTTCCTCAGTGAGGTGTGTGAGCCTGATTACATCAATTTCATCGTATCCCAATTCTTGCAAGGCGTACAATCGCCCGTGACCTTCAATGATTGTGTTGTTTTCATCAATGGTTATCAGGTCATTGTATCCGTACTCTTCAATTGATTTCTTTATCTGCTCAATCTGCCAATCAGGGTGAACTTTTGCATTGAATCTGTATTCAATCAGGTCACTGACCTTGACTTTTTCCGTCTGCATCTTCCTTTCTCCTTCCTTTTCGTCTTTATACAAATAAAAGCACGTCTTTCAACGTGCTTTGAAGAGTTGGCATAACGTTTTCCGCCGTCTATGCACTTTTGTAGTATTTTTTATGGCTTTGCGAATGAATCCCGTTCAAAACTCATTACGCTTGTATATCCATATTTCAGAACGGTGGTTTGTCATCTTGTTTCCGCAAGTGACTTGATACGAAAAAATCCTAGTATGAAATAAAAATGTTTAGAGGTGTATCAATTAGGCTAGTGCTTTTTCGTTAAGTTCATTATACCATTTTTTAAACAAACTCACAATCATTAAACGAATTTAACCACGTAAGCATCTAATAGCTGGTAAATTGCTGACTGTGTAGCCTGATGCGCTGTTCCAAGAATCACCTTCATGATGACAGCATCATTTCTTTGTGTTAAGAACTCAATTTCATCAAGCGTTAAATGTTTATCTCTGATAGATTTTATCAGTTTCAACCTGAATAGTTCAATCTTTCCCCGTCTTTCCTTTTTGCTCAGTTCTTCCACTACTGATTGAACGGCTTCACCGTTTATAATCGCATCATAGAATCTGAACTCTCTTTCTTTCTTCTTCCGCTCAATCTCACTCACCGCTGTGAATCCTTGAGCTGTCACGCACTCAATATGTGAGTGTTCCACTTTAGATTCAATCACCCTCAAGGATTCAAAGTCCGCTTTTCCAACTTTCAACGCATTATCCCTTCCACGTTTGAAAATGAATCTGCCGTCCTTAGTTCCCGTGTAATACAGATTCGATAATTTCAGGATATAGTACGGGTATTCAGTAACCGTCTTTTTCAAGGATTCGTTCAATGTTCTTTCTCACCCTTTCCGTCATTCGTCTTTGTTCCATGAATACAAGTCGCACATTGTCATAACCTAGATTGCAAAGGTCAGTGAATTCTCTCAGATTCAAGCCCTTATCCTTCATGTACTTGTTTGCTCTGTCAATCACGTTTGTATTTACAGTGAATATACGTCTGCCCAATTTCTGTTCTTCCGTCTTCTTCACTTTTTGTGGCTCGTATCCAATCACTTTCCGTTTCTTGATATGGTACACGCCCCGTTTACCATTTGTGAATTCCACCACTTTTATATTCTCATAAGTGTGTTCAGTTTGTATTGTCTTAAAACTTCTCAATTCTTCTTCCTGCCGTTCTAATCAATTTCTAATTGGTCAATCTGTTCTTTGAAGTAGTCAATGCACTCTTGACAATCTCTTTGATTTTTGAAGTATCCATAATGTGTTTGTAATTGGATTTCATCTTTCTTGAACTCCTTGATTCCTACTTCATCAACCGTGGTGATTGCATAGAACTTCCCGTCATGTGATTGCTGTTTTCTCTGACTGTTGCAAGCGTTTTTGAAATACTCAACCGCTTCCCTCAAGTATCTCCTTTTTTCTTCAGGCGTCCCACTAAAGATTCCACCGAATCCATCGTCATGGTAATGCTTTTGGTATATATCCCAAGCCTCTTCTTTCACTTCATCATAATCAATTTCAAGGATTTCTTTTTTTAGCAACTCACAAAATCTTTCAATCCCTTTACTGAGTGAGAATTCTTTTTCAAACCAATTTTTGTTTTGAATCTTTGGTGTAACCTCGATGATGAGTTGCACAATTTCATCTTTTGTTTTCATTGTTGTTGATTCCTTCCACTATCAGTTTTTCAATTTCTTGTTTCAGTTCTTCAGTAACACCAACATCAATCGTGAATTCATTTTTCATAGTCGCGTTCATGATATACAATCCTGAATCCACGGGTTCAAACCAAACATCTTCCAAGTTTTTGATTGTGTTGACGGTCAACGTGTGAATCTTACTCATCTTTCACGAATACCCCGTTCTCATCAACCTTACCTGTACGATTCTTGATTTCTTTATAAGCCCCTTCCAAGCATTGAACGATATCAAGCCCCGTTTGCAAGCAATATCCAATCAGTACAACGATGATATCACCTACCGCATCACGGATTTCAAATGCATCACCATAATCATGAGCATCAAGTAGTTCTTCCACTTCTTCTTGAAGTTTTTTAAGCTGTCCTTCACCGCTTCCTTTGTCAATTTTACGCTCAACAAACCATTGTTGAATAAATGGAACAAGTTCTTCAATCGTGAAAGTAGGGTTTTCGTAAGATTCAAAGTAGTCAACCTCAGCAATAGGATATTGATGACACTTAACTTTTCCTTTCTCTCTGTTGTAAATAACAAGTTTTAAATCCGCATAATCTTCCATAATCTGAACTGATTCCACGTTTGTGAAATAAGTTGTTTTTCCTTCATGGCTTACTCTTACATTTTTCATTCTGTTTCCTTCTTTCCTAGTTCTTCATAGTTTGATACTTTCAACATTGCTGGTTCAGGATTGTATCTGAACTCAATCATTCTTTTCACCATATCTTCAACCTCGAATTGTAGCAAGTCAATTTTGTGTTTCTTGCTTTTGATTTCGATAGTGATTTCAAAATCTTGAGCGTGACCGTTTATAAATTCATGCAATCCTTTTTCAGCATTTTCTTTTTCTTTTCTGTGATTCTGAATAAATTTCTTGTATTGCGCATCATCGTTCATGATATCACGATTATGACGGCGTTTGAGCCGTTCAGCAACAACAATCCCTATTTCTTGATATCGCATTGCCTTGAGTGGTTCTTCAATAACTTCTTTAATAGATTCTGTCAAGTCCACTATTATCTCCCCTCTCTTCTTTGTTGCTCAATTCGTTCCATTCTCTCACCTAGTCTAATCATCTCATCTCGTTCATCTTGAATCTTTTTAGATAGCATTTCCCTAATGATGAATTGAGCATCTTCATACATGGTAGATAATGGTTTAAATTCATCGGTAGAGATTTCAACCCTCACTGCCGTTTCATGGTCATATCCTGTCAATACTATTTTCTTTTCAGGCTCTTTCCCTGCAATCCGTTTTCGGCACTCTCTATCAACACGATTGAATTCTTCATTGTCAATAAGCAAGTTTTTTCCTGATTCTTTTTTATGAATCTCAACAAACAACCGCCCTAATTCTTGCAATTTACGTGTTGAATCTGTGTAATATTCATACAGCATTATTTGTCACCTTCTTCATCATCTTCATCGCTTAATTTCAAGTAAGATGCAAGCAATAGCAAGAACACACCAACCGCAACAACAACAAAGAATCCGTCATTGTTTTGATTCAGGAAGGCGCTCTTTGCGCCTTCCACCTCACTTGCTTTCACCACATTGAACAATAACAACGTGATTAAAAAGCTAAACAACAATGCAATAACTTTATCAATATTCTTTGTCATTTCCATCTTCCTTTCCGTCTTTGCAAAACATCGATACCTTCCAGCAATTACGCTTATAATCTCTCTCAATTATAACTTTTTTATATAAGCTATAATCAATTCTAGCAATTGTGTATTCTTCTAATTCTTCAAAGTCATCAATTCGTTTCACGTATTTTCTCATCGTTTTTCAGTTCCTTCCAATTCCAAGTGGTCACGTAAGCCCTCAACCATTTCATTTAAGAGTTTCTTCAATTCGATGATGCTTTCATCACGATTGTTAGCATCAAAACTGAACTTAGTATCCACTTGCATTTTCACATCATAGTCAATCGTTCCACCGTTCAAAGTAAATCTCATTCCTTCCACCCCCTCTTTCCGTCTTCCTGAATCCTAGAATGGAAGGTCATCTTCATTCACGTTGAATCCTTGATTTTGATTGAATCCGTTATTCGGATTTGTAGCGCCTGTCTTGAATCCGTTGAAGTTGTTGAATCCTTGATTTTGATTGAATCCGTTTTGGTTTTGATTTTGGAAGTATCCTGATGCGTTTCCGTTTGCGTTCACCGTGTTGAATCCTTGATTGTTATTGAATCCGCCCTGATTGTATCCGCCTTGATTTTGGTTGAATCCGCCTTGACTGAATCCGTTGTTTTGATTAGGGCTTTTTTCCACAAAGTCAAATTCTTCCACGATGACTTCAGTGAACTTCACGTTTTGCCCTTCCTGATTCACAAAAGTTCGATTCTCAACACGCCCTGAAACAAGAAGTTGTTGTCCTTTCATCGTGTGTTGTTGCAACGTTTCCGCTGTCTTTCCCCACAGTTTGCAATTGAAGAAGTCAGTTTCACGCTCACCTTGAGCATTTTTATATTTACGGTTGACCGCAAGCGAAAATTCCGCAAGTGGTCTATCACCAATCAATTTCAATTCAACGTCTTTTGTTAGTCTTCCTAATAGTGTGATTTTATTCATGTTTTATACCTCTTTTCCTTTGATTTCTTTTAATAATTTTTCAACCGCAAAACTAAACGGCTTACCTTCATATCCAACACGTACAAGGCGTTCATTTCTATAAACCTCATAATCGAATCCGCTTGTTTGGTCAGTCACCACCACTTTGACTTCATCATTCAGCTTGTAGCCCGCACGATTCTTGTTTGTATAAGTGCGAATCTTTTCAACGTAACAATCAGATTCAATATGCACGAATGATTTTTCATGACGGCTTTTCTCAATTGTCACAATCCATGGTCTATCAAGTTTATCAAGATAATTCCATGTCTTTTGCAATTCCCTGATTTCTGATTCAATCCGCATACGATTCATTCGTATATCTGATTCAAGTTCAGCAATGTAATATCCTTGAGGGATTTCATGACGTTCAGACACTATCGGGATTCCTTTCTTCCGTAACTGCTTTACAACGTCATAAACAGTGCGATACTTGATTCCTGTTCCTTTTTCGATTTCTTGAGCCGTCTGAGCGTTCAGCCGTCCAATTTTCAAAAATCTGTATAACCTTTCTTGCCTTTCTGTGAATCTCAAATTCGATTCCCCTTTCTGATGCTTGTATTTTTCGATTCTACCTACCACCACGGCTTTTTAATCTCTTTTTGGTGTATTTATACCTTGATGATTCAAAACGCCTCTAGAGTGCTTTAATTTTCATTTTTAGTTCATTGTTGTTTCTAGCAAAACAATCAATCGTTCTTTTCCATGTATCAAGCGTATTGAATTGGATTTTTCCGTAGTCTTTTTGTTTAGCATATTTCGTCAATAACTCTTTGTAATATTTGAAATAATCTGCCAATCTTTGATTCTTTCCTGATTCGTATTCTTCATACACTTCAAGTTTTTTGATGATTAGTTGAAGTTCATCTTTGTCAAAGTTGAATCTTTTTCCTTTTGTCATTTTCGTTTCCCCTCTCTTAGGTTATCTCTTAACCTTGATTTTATTATAGCACTTTAAGTGTTATACTTCAACTAATATCTATCATTTTTGAAAAATATTTTTGAGATTTTTCACGCCCTTTTTAATTTAATTTAATTAAGTGATGAATTAAGTTCTTTACTCTACTTTACTTTACTATTCTTTACTTTACTTTACTTTGGGGATTTCTGTATACATTAACTGAGTTTCTGTATACATTAACTCGATTATTGTTACATTAACTAGGGTTATTGCAACATTTATCCCGTTCAACGGGGTTTCTGTATACATTAACTGAGTTTCTGTATACATTAACTACTTATCCACAATTTAACCAAGTTATCCACATATCCACAAAATTTTGTGGATAACTCAGTAAGTTTTCCTCACGTCATTCATATCGAATAATCTGAATCTTTCTTCAATATCTGAAAACATTCTTCTTTCTGTAGCTTTGACGTACCTCACTTGTATGCTTTTGCTTGTAAGGATTCCGTACAACTCAAACATGTTCTTGTTGAAGAAGTCAATTTCAATCAGATATTGAACGATGCTTGCAACCTCAGATTCATCAATCTTCAATGTGTCAGCAATGATGAAATAGATATTCTCATCAACGTCCATATAGTATCCTTTATCACGATAGATGAAGGATAACAGATAGATGAGTACAGCTATTGACCTTGCATCATACTTTCTCAATAGCTTTCTCACCTTGATATCCTCAATGAATCCAACGTCTAATGGAAAGTAGTCCAAGCCTTCTTTCCGTGGTCTAGCCAAGCAACAACACCCCTTTCTTAGTGAGGGTGGTTAGATGCAAGTCCAATCCGTGTTTGTGCTTTTCTTTGACCGTATCCAACCAAATTTTATGCCCAAACTTTTTCAAGGTATAGTCAGCACTTAGTTTCCCTTCATGCTTTTGAATCAGTTCTTGCATCTTCTTGAACTGACCTTTTGCGAATCTGAGCAACTCAGCGTGTTCAGGATTCTGTTCCATTTCAAGTTCTTCCACGAATCCTTTCAAGTCATCGTGAAACAATCTTGCTGTTCCTGTTAGGTTCATTTTATCCCCTCTTTCTTGTTGTTTTTACCTTAACTAAAGTATAACACTTTAAAGGTTACATTTCAACACTTTTGCCCTATTTTATAAAAATAATTTGTCAAGAATTTTCATGTATTTATCCATGTATGATGATGCGTTCATGATGATTGTGATTGCTTCAGATTCATGTTCTTCATCTTGATTCTTCAATGCGTTGATTGCGCTTTGCAATTTTGTCATTTCTTTTTTGAATTGATAGTGTTCACGTCTGAATTCGCTATCTCTTTCATCGTTGAAACGGTATTTCTCAGGGGTAGTGTAACTTGTTTGTTGCATCAATTTCAATGTGCTTTCCCCGATTCCAATAATCATTTCATTCATCTTTGTGTTGTATTTCATACTGTTTACCTTCTTTCATTTTTTCGGTTATCTCTTAACCTCAATATCATTATAACCCTTAAAGGGTTATAAGTCAACAGATATGATGAAATAAAAAGACGAAAAGTTGAAAAAACTTTCCGCCTCAATCATAGTTCCCACGAATCCCGATTTCTTTCAATTGTCGCTTGTTCAACTTGATTGGAACAACGTGATATTTCTTCATGAATTCAGTCAATCCAATCGTGTGTTGTTCCATATGATAGAAATGAGATAAACACATAAGATGATGTTTTGAATGGTCAATCTTGTTCCGATTCCGCCCCATGCCCACTGGCTCAACGTGGCAGATTTCACCTTTCTCACCACTGATGAAACAACGCCTATACTTGAGATACAGAAATAGAATCCTTGTATTCTCATTGCCAATATAGAACTCATGATGCTGGAACGGTATTTCGTTTTTAAAGCACCATTCAATCACAAAGGTGATGAATTCCCGTGCATCATATAGGCTAGTTTGATTATAAGCAAGTGAAAAAGTTTCCTTTGGTTTCTGATACTCGATACAGTATTCAGTTTTCAAGAAGTCTTTCACTTCCTCAAGTTGATAACCCGTATATTCAACGATGTCATGTAACAAGCAATAAGTGTATTTTAATTGGTCAGGGGTGATGCCCCTGCTGTCTAGGACTTGAACAGAAAAGTCATACGTTCCATTATCATTTCTCATGTAGCTTGGAAGGTCAAGGGGGCGGTCAAGTTCAAAGGTGACCATTTTCCCTTGAACTTGAACTAATTCCCCTTTGTACTCATGATTCATGGTTACAATTCAACCGTCCCAAGATATTCCTGATTTGCAATCTGAATCTTATGTTCCGTTAAAAAGTTCTTGAAAAGTGAACGTTCATAATCGTCCATAATCAATTCAATTTTCCAACGGTCTTTTGTGACTGGAACGTGTTTGAAAGTTTGCTGTTGAATTTCTTCAATCTCTTTGCGTTCTTCCTGAATCTCAGCTTCTTTCATTTGTCTGAATTCTTCTTCAGCTTTTTCACGTTCCTGATTACGTTTTTGAATCCCGTCAACCGTTTCAAAAATCTGAGCAAGTTCAGTGGTTGGGACTAGATGAATAACGGCTTCATACGGCACGCCTGATTTCTCACAATATGAGATTACAGCTTTGCGCTTTTCTTCTTCTTTGGCGTATTCGTTTTCAAGTCTAATACATTCCATTTCAACCGTTTCATAGAATGATTTTTTGGTCATCTTACGTTTGAAAGCATCAGGATTCAACATTTCACGGGTTACATCGAATGAGCAAACACGGCTATGAACAGTGATTGCATCATCAATCCATAAGTCATACACTTCACGGATTCCTTCATCAATTTTATCAACCGCATTTTTGGCTAGTTTCTTCAAGTCTTTTGTTTGTGCTAGAAGTGGCTTGATTTGTGTTTGAACTTCATCTTCAGACTTCTTCACGTCATCAATGAACGTGTTCAAAGTCTTCTTTGCTTTTCGTGCTGTATCCACTGTTGATTCTTCAGTGGTCAATACAATGTTTGTGCTTAGGTCTTCCGTCATTGCTTGAAGAGTGTCCTTGATTGTAGGGAAGTTTGCGATTCGCAACTTCCCGTCTTCACATTGTTCAATTGTTACGTGTTCTAATAATTGTGTAAGTTGATATTCTTGCTCAGATACTGGCTGTGCAACTTTCATTTCATTTTTTACCATGCTTTAACCTCTTTCTGTTGTTGTTGATTTTGATTCTGATTCACTTGCTGTTGATTCTGTTGATTCTGATACTCAATGTTGTTCACGATATATTTTGCGAATCCAAGGATTCGATTTGTTTCAATGTTTCCAATGTTAGTTTGGAACTGTTGCACTGCTTGAGCATTGAACCATTCACGACTGTATCCGTAAGATTCTAATTTCTTCATGTATTCGTTCATTGCTTTTGTAAATTCTTGATTCAATTGCGCTTTTGTCATTTGACCGTTATTATTATTTGGCTTGTTTTCATGTTCATTCGTTGCATCACTTGTTTGACTGTCATCAATGCTGTACAATCCATTCAGTGCATATTTTCTAGCGTATGAACTAGATGCCCCCGTGATTTGTGAACCGTCCATTTTCTTCTTTGTTTCCTCTTCACGGGCAATTCCTTCAACGGTGATTGATTCCGTTCCGTCCGTCAACGTAACTTTTGAAACAATGTAAAATCTGTTGCCTAACATTCGCACTTCGTCGGTCATAATCAGTAACAATCCGTGCTTGTAATTTAAAGGTTTTACGGCTTCAATGATGTCTTCAGCGTTTCTGTAAGCGTATCCCCCGTATGAGTTGAATTGGCTTTTTGGCACTTTCAATTCTTTCTGAATCTCACGCAATTTTTCGTGAATCGTCAATTTCTTTTCTGTCATTATTCCACCTCAAGTTCAGTAAACTGTGCGATTGTATTGACAGTTTCAAGTAATTTTTTAGCCTTTCTTGTACGTTCAAACACGTCTTTCAATTCTTCATCATTGTCAGATACCTCGTAAACCATAACAAACCATTTCAGCAACTCTTTAAAGTCTTTCAATCCAACCTCGTTTTTTTCCATGATGTTTACGAATCCAACCAGCATGTTGATTTCTTTCATATCCTGTTCAATCTTTTTGATAATTTTCTTTGTAGCTTTTTCCATTGATTTTTCCTTCTTTCTGTTGTATTATATATACATGGTTTTCCTTTTTGTTGTTTTTTACCTTCTATCTAGCCTCATCACTTTTTGTGGTGGGGCTTTTTTATAGGCAAAATTGCATCAGGAAGTAAAACAACCAAACCATACTAAATGCAAGTAGTGCATCTTTGAATAATTGAAATAAGAATCCAAGATACCATTTCAAGAACTTCTTGAAAGGCACTGTGGTTTTCATTCGTCTTTCAACACGGCTCATGCTTTTGCCCCTTTCATCTTTAGTCATAGAATTCAGTCCACTTGAACCCTAATTTTTGTGCGATTTCTTTTGCACGTTTTGGACGTGGGGCAATCAGTCCACGTTCATATTTTGAATAAGTTGTGTAAGGGATATTCAGTTCTTTTGCAAGTCTATACTTGCTATAACCTTTTTCCAATCTTACTTTTTGCAATACGTTCATTCACTAACCCCCTCAATTTTTTCTTTGACTTTCTTGTTAAACGCATAATCAGAAAGCAGTCTAGTGTCACTCAGTCCTGCTTTGATTCCTTCTTGAATTGCTTTCCCGATTATCTCGTACTTTTGCATCATCATTTGTGAAGGTGACTTGATTCCAACCGCATTGACCACTTTCTGTCTGATTGTGCATTTTCGGGTGATAGCATCATGAGTTTCCGATTTTTTCATTCTTCCTCCTTCCTCAACTCTTCTATTACATTATAACACTCTTTGTGTTATATTGCAATTATTTTGGTGTTAGGTCTTAAAATTTCTTTTTGAGATTTCAGAATCCGTGCGATTGCCTTCATATATGTTCCATCGTTCATTTGAATTTCAACGTTTTTGTCATAGTAGCCTGAGTTTTCTCTAGCGATTGTAGCGTACCACTTACCATGATGATTCCATACATGCAAAACGTCCGTCATTACATGATATTTACTAGATTTCTTACCGTGATATTCACTTCCTTGAGTGTGAATGATTTTCAAGTACGTCACGCCTTCAAAGTCTTTTGAACTCAAGTATTCAGGCTTAGAGTACTCTTTTTCAAAGTCGCTAACGCTGTTGAAATAGTTAGTTGTAACACGGGGATTCTTTAATTCTTCAAGTGGTAGATTTTCAAAGTTACCTTCAAAGATTTCTTTTGCAAGTTTTTTAGTGATTTTCATTTTGTTGTTCCTTTTTTCCTAGCGTATTTTATTTATAACTTCCAACTGTTCATCTAGTGCTTTTCTTATGGATTCGTGTTGTTCAAAGTCCAATGAGTATGCAAAGTTTTTAAGCATATATAACATTCCAATAAATTTTTGAACCTCTTTTATCACTTTTAGATGCTGTTTCACGTCATTATCCATTCCGTAAGATTTAGCTAGATACAACATTTTTTCTCTATTTTTTGCGATTCTTTCAGCAATTGTTTCCATTTCTTCAATCATTTGAATTCTGTTTGTCATTTTTATTTTCCCTCTCATTCGTTTGTATTTTTTGATTTTACCTACCACCACGGCTTTTCAAACTCGTTTTAGGGTATTTATACCTTTATGATTCAAAAAGCCGTGAGCATGGTTTATTTTTCAAATAATGAACTGAATCCTGATGTTTGGTTATCGTCTAACCTTAATAACATTATAACCCTTTACGTGTTATAAGTCAACACATATCCTATAATTTCTCAGGAAAATTTTTCTTCATGTATTCTTCAATATATTTCAGGTCAGCTTGAGCCTGAATCAATGATAGTTCAGGCGTGTATGTTGGTATTTCACCTCTCTCAAGTTGCAATCTCACTTTTGTTTGATGCGCTAGTGAACGTGCCGATGCACTCAACCAGTGATGCAATTCAGCTTTGAAAGGCGTGCATTTTGTAGCCCTTGAAACTTTCGTGTATTGTTCAATAGCGTATAGCAAACGTTCTTCAGCTTGCTTGTATTGTTTCAGCATGGATTCTAGTTCATGCCCTTTCAGTGGCTCTCTATTAGATTCTTTTTCCCAAAGTCCAAAGATTCTCATTTTCATCTTCCTTTCAATGTTCCTAAAAATTTCATGTAACTTTTGATTGTTTGGTTAGATTCTTTGATGAATCTGTAATGGTCATTCGTTCCTTTCCCTTGTTTGATATCAGTCAGGTATCTGATGAGTGTATACCTGACCTCTTCCATTTGTTTGTTCCAATTTTTGCGCTTACGTTCCAACGTTGGATTCTGAACAACTTTACCGCTCAAGGGTTGCATGTAAACAAGTTCAAAAATAATGGTTGCGTTGTTTTCTGCCGTTTCAATGAATTCTTTGTCTTTTCTATTGTGCAATAGCGTTCACCTCTTTTGTTACCACGTTTGATAGTTTTTGTGCTTCTTCAAATAACTTTTCACCACGTTCAACTACTTCTTCAAGCCCTATTACATCACTGTATTTTTCAAGCACTCGCATTTCACTGCTCAATTGAGCAACAAAACAGATATATCTTTTAGATTTAATAGATAACGATTCAGCATAATTGTATAAAACCTCTCTTGTATCCATTTCAAACCCTACTAATTCCATTACAAGTTCTTGAATTCTTTCTTGTTGTTGTAATTTTTTTGATTTTGGCTTTGCTGTTCTTGTCATTTTTGTTTCCTCTTTTCGTTTTGTTTTTAGGTTATCCCTTAACCTTGATTTTATTATAACACTTTTAGTGTTATATTGCAACAAAAAAGAAGAAGAAAGTTCATTCAACTTTCTTCCCCTTGAGTGCATTATTTTGTAACTGTAATCAATCCGTCAGGCTCAATCTTGAACGCTTCTTGCGTTGCAATTTCACCATTCGGCTTGAGGTAATACCAGCCTTCACCGTGCTTGATGTATTGGTCACTCTTCATATCACCGTTCTTAGCATCACAATAATACCAGTGGTCTTTGTATTTCACCCAACCTTTTTGCATTTCCCCTGAAAGGTTAAAATAGTACCATTTGCTGTCTATTTGCGCCCAACGCCCACGGATAGATGCGCCACGGCTATCATGATAATAATAGAACGTGCCGTCAAAGTACCATTTATTGATTAAAGCATAGCCGTCTTTATCGAATTGGAACCATTCATTCCCAATCATTTCGTTGATATCAACAGGGTATGTGCCGTCTTTGCGACGATACCACCAGCCTTTTGAATCGTGAACCCAACCGTCCGATGTTTGAATTTCTGCATCAATCATTTCTTGAACAGTGTTCCCTAGGCTCATATAGTGCTTGATTCTGCGGATAATAAAATCACGAACGCTGTTATTTGAGTTTCCGTGTAATTCAAGTGTACGAGCAGGACAGCTTGTAGCACTAAATTCATTGTGAAGTTTGATTGTGTCATAATTAGGTTCAACACCATAGTACTTCATATCTTCCGCCATTTGACGTAGACACATTTCTTCATTTTCCCTGAAGTCAACGTCATTCGTTGAGAATTGTTGACAAACTTCATATCCAATCGAATTCATGTTCCCTTCATAGTTAGCTGTTGACCATGAGCCATTATAAGTGTTTTCAACTCGTACAATCGCATTGCGGTCAATGTAATAGTGAGCGAATCCCAATTCTGATTGCCCGTTGTCATAACGTGATTGCAACCAGCCAATGTAATCTTTTGCGCTCATGCTTCCTGCATCATTGTGAAGAATGAAGTATTTTGGCGCTTCAGTTGGACGTGCCCCTGCAATTCCTTGAAAGATATCTTTGTTAATAATTTCAACCATTTTTTGTTCCTCTTTTCTTTTTATTTTGTTATTAGTTACGGTAATGTTGTAGGCCACGGGTCACTCGTTAAGTACGAGATAGAACTTACCCGAATATCACCGATATCCCTATCCGTTGGCACTGGGTCAGTAAATTGGAAGCGTAACATGTTACTATCTCCACTACCGCCTAGATACCACGTTCCATAAGATACCCCTTTATCGTTATAAATGTTTCCTATCAATGACCCTTCAGAGCGGAACCCGACGGGAACGCCATGTAATCCTAAAATGTAGCAATTTCGTTCTCTGTCGCTACCTTGTGCCTCGTATCCTACGCCACCTCTACGAATGACACCGAACCACCCCCAAGAAAGCCCACCGAATTGGTAAGTAACTACATCATTTTTTCGTCTAACTTTTAAATACGAGCTTCCAAGTTTAGACTTAATATTCAACGTTCTCCAACCTGTATCACCCGTTAAAACTTCCCATCCTTGATTGTCTGTCCCTCGTCTTTTTATCCATTTCAAAGCACCGTTAGTGACTGCTGTATCAACGTAAGTTGTTCCGACGGGCGCTGTTACTTTACCGTTAGGAAAGCCTGTTCCGTGGATTTCGTATTGATTAGACGGGGTTGCATTTGTAGCGGTAGCAGGCGCTGTTGTTGGTAAAGTGATACTGCCTCCACCGTCTGACAATGTAACAACATTACCTGCAATACTTATTTTTTGTGGCGTTTCTGTTCTAGTTTCTAGCGTATGAATACGTGCTTTTACTTCCGTATCGTTGTACGATTTTGGTAACTCTGATTTTTTAGCGTACTCTGTTAGTGATTGGTGTTCTGTTAAGTATCCTTTGCTAGCTAGTTCTTGTTTAGTTACTAGTCCGCTAGTATCTAGCTCGGGTTTGCTTTCTAAACGTGTTACACGGCTTTTAATTTCCGTGTCATTGTACGGTTGAGGCAATTCAGATTTCTTTGCATACTCTGTTAATGGTTGGTGTGCTGTTAAATATCCCTTACCATTCAACTCTTGTTTTGTAACGAATGAACTTGTATCAATCTCGGACTTGCTTTCTAAAGCCGATACACGCTGTTTAAGGGTGCTGTCGTCATAGATAGTGTCTTTATCCGTCTTTTGCTCTAAAATCGAAATTTGCCCCGAAATTCGTTCAATTTCGCTATGGTCTGCTTTGTTGTTTAATTCGGCACGTAAATTGCTGTCATCATACGTTCCGCCCTGCGCCTTGATTTTGTTGAAAAGCTCGTCTAATTCATGTTTAGTTACAATGTTTTCAACATCAACAATTCGCCCTGCTTTCCGTTCGATTAGAGGCGTTTCGTTTGCTCTATCAATAGCGCTTACTCTTACATTAAAAGTGAATGAATAAACGTCTGTTGATTTCTCAACCTTTTCAAAGTACACGTAACAAACAACCTGTTCATCAGTAGTGATTAGTGAACTATCAAAAGGAACTGTAATATTGTTTCCCTCGATTGTAGCTTCTACCGTTTTATATCGCTTTGTATCTTTGAAATAAAACAAGAAAATGACTTTCTGAGCCGTCAACTCATCCGCTGTGAATTTAAATACAACCGTACCTTTATCCTTGCTATATACTTCAATATCTAGCCGTTCAACGATTCTGTTTACTGGCGATATTGTTAAATGCTTTTTAATGATTTTATCCATACTCTACCCCCTTTTTTAAAATCATGAGGGGAACTCGGGAAAGTTCCCCCGTTGATTATTATTGATTATTTGGTGTTTCGTAAGTCATTGCTATTTGATTTCATTTTTAGCATCGTTCATATTTTTTACGATACTTTCAAGAATCGAACGTTTGTTCTCATCGTTCAATTCCAATCCGCTTTCTTTTAGTAAGCCGTCAAACACGTTCAACGCCTCTTTCATTTTTTCTTCGCCACGGATTCCATTGATTGATGCGACTTGCTCAACCCCTGCCACTACTGTTTTTGCGATTGTCATGATTGTCAACCATTGTTGTTCAGTCGTTTTCGTCTTCAATAGTTGAGTACGCTCAACAATCATGTTCTTGATGTAAGTGACTAGAATCCCGATGAGTGCCGTGATAAATGTAGCGATTACGTCGTTTAAGTTTAGATTCATATTTTACTCCTCTTTCTTTTCTCTTTGTTCAAGCATCTTTTCGATTTTCTTGATGTGTTCTTTTCGATATTGGTTGATGTAAGGTTGAATGAATTCAGGAATTGGAAGGTCAAGCGCCTCCCAATTTTCAATCAAACTGATTACATAATTTAAAATAAAGTAAGTCACCACCGCAACCCCGATGCTTCTATATCCTAATGCACGGCAAAACGCACCAAAAGTGAAAGCCGTGAAAAATATTAGAATGTGTCTGACTAACCCGTTCAAACCTGTCTTGCTGTCTATGATTCTATATTTAACGGCTTTCATCGTTCCTGTGATAACGTCAAGAACGATGATAATGAATAGAATCTGAATGTATATGCTGTGTGTCATAGCTTTGAAATATTCAAAAAGCATAGCAAGTTCAATATCCCCTTGATGATGCACTATGATTCAAGAACTCCCAAGGCAATTTCATATTTCTTCAGGTCTTCATATTTATTCGTTTTAGTTTCCTGAATCTTTGAAATGCTGGCGTTCTTTGAATTAACTTCCGCCGTAAGAAGTCCTTTTTCTTTTTCCAACTCTTTTTCTTTCAACTCAAGTTCTTCAATCTCAGATTCTAACTTGAGTTTTTTCTCTTTGATTTTATCAAGTTCCATGTACTAACCCCCTTAGATTTTGAACGATATATTGTCAAAAGATATCCAATCACTTGTATTTCCTGAACGTGTCATCACTTTCCCGTCAGTTTGTATATATACAACTGAATTACCATAACTGTTGTTATTCAATCCTGAAACAAATATACCTTGAGAAGGACGGCAACCTTCAGGAAGTGTGAATATCAATGTATTGTAAGTTTCTTTCCCGCCTTTTAAACTACCACGCAAGTATACTGTATCACCTTTTCTTGAAAATTGACAATATCCATAATCAGGATACTGTGCCCAACCATTTTGAGGGGAAACAGAAGTCCAATTTACCCCCTCACTTGCTGTGATGATTCTTTCCCAATCGCCCCAACGATTAGTATCGCATCGCCTCATGTAAAATTGATTCGCATTGAACGGGATATAAAATTGAACACAATATCCGCTATCTGAACTATGAGTGATAACAGTTACATAACCATAGTTATTCGCACCCGTTGGATTGTGTTGTACCCCAAAAGCGTGATAACTACCAGCCGTTTTCAAGTTGTTCAAGTCACCATTGTATTTTTTAGATTTTCCGTCATCTTGTGTTAGTTGATACGCCTGAATAGGTTTACCCTTGTAAAAAACACTATCCATGAAGTTGACTGTGTTCTTGAATTTTGAGGTCATAGAAACAATCAATCCTGTTTCATCTTCTTCAGGGATTGCACCAACACCGATTCTGTTCTTTCCTAGTACAAGAAGCACCACTGAAGTTCCGATTGTTCTATCCGCTGAATTCTCACCGAATTTGTCAGTGACTATGATTTTAAAGTCATAGCCTTCATCTAGGTTGTATACACTCCCTAGGTTGATTTCTTTTGCAAAAGTTTCAGCGGATTCAGTAGACGTAAAACACGTTATCCAATTATCTTTTCCTCTCTTTGAGTACTTCACTTGAATCCTGTATTCATTCACGTTTCTTCCTTCCACCATGATTGGTGAAGTGCGAACACTTGTTTGCGCTTTTACGTTCTTATTAGTACGATTCCCTGCACGGATTGGAAAGAATACATTGATTATAGGTTTTTTATAATCGTGAATCTTGATTCGTTTTTCAATCCTTGCTTTTCTCCCTCTAGTGTCAGTTACTTCCGCAACAATCGTTTTGTCACCGATTGGAAGACGTGTGAACACTCCCTCTGAAGAAGTAAGCACTTGATTTTCAAGCGTGATTCTGTATCCTGATATCGTTGAACCGTAAGCACCTTGAGCGCCAATAATCTGAGCGCCGATTCTTGAGATATCATAGATGAATTCATTGCTTGGAAGAACGGGTTGAATCCGTCCTTCTTGCTCAGTTACGTTGAATGATTGGATTGTAGGCACGATGCTGTCAGGTACTTTGATTTTGTTTCCATAACTGTATGAATCTGAACCGATTTTAACATTATCCTGATTGAACGTTCTTACACAGATATCAAGTGAACCCGTTTCACTATCCGTGATATGTTTTGCAAGGTCAACGCTAGGGATAAACTCTTTCATGTAAGCAATATTTGTTCCAAGGTCAAACCACTCAGAATCATTGATTCGATACCAAACTTGATGCTTGAACGTTTCAACCTTTCTATCAATCTCAACCATTACGGATTCGCCCAATTGTGACGCTGTCACTTTCTTCACGGGTGATTCACGGTCAATCTTTGTCAGATTCATCGAACCGCTGAATTCAGGGATTGAACCCAATCCTGAAATGTTTGTCAATCCAGCCCAAAGTGTGATTGCTTTTGTACCGTCTGAATCGTGAGGGATAACCTTTGTTCCTTTCCCAAAAGATACCCACTGAGCGTTCCTCAAGTCATAGGATACCCACTTTTCTAGAATCTGCTCACCGTCAAACCAAGCTGTCGCAAGGCTATCACCGTTCAGATTGTAAACGTATGTTGAGCCTCGTTGCAACCATAATTCCCACTCAACTGTTGACGTGTTGTTGACTTTATCAATCGCAATTTCACTAACTCTTAAAATAAGTACAACGTAATCTGAACCGTAAAAATAGAATCGTCTTTCAATTTGTTTTGTTTCCAAGATGCAACCCCCTTTCTATTGATTTTCCCCAACGTAAGAAATGAACGTGAATTCATTCCCGAATTTCTCGAAAATGTGATTCCCAATTGTGATATTTTCCCAAAATACCCCTGATAGAATCGTAACTTTCTGACCAGTCATGAAGGCTGTCAGTTTCCCACCGTCAATGAATTCAAGGCGGTCATTTGCAAGCCTCATTTGCATACCGTCACCGTTCTTTCCAAGCACTAAACCGTCACGGCTGAAATCAAAGTATCTGTCAACCGCCTTCAATACAGCACTAGACTGCTCAAGATTCAGTTCAAGTGATTTTTGTCTTTGCCCTAGCGCTTCAATCGTTTTTTCTTGCTCAAGGATTTTTTTATAAGCCTTTTCCATATCCCCGAACCGTCCCGTGAGGTCACGGGTATTCGCTTCATACTCTTTGACTGTTTCAATCTCCCGTGTTAGCTCAGTGAATCTTTCTGCATAGTCACGGTTGTTAGCTTCCCACTCTTTTGTGATTTTCTCTATATCTGCCGTTGCATCAGAAATGACGGGCTTCCATTCATTGTTGACGAATACCTTGACCACTTCTTTTTGAGGGTTGGAAGTATCCGTCCATAAGTCACCCGATTGTGGATTCTGAGGTGGAACAACCCCGATACTTTTCTTGATTAGGATACTCTTCAACACGATTGAATCCGTAAGAACTTTCACACCGTCTTGATACGCTTCACAATAGAACGTGGATTCAAAGTTCACGTCTGAATTCGTAACTTCTAAACTGTTCCCATTATGTGTTCCATTGTTATATTCAGAATCCTTGCTTGAATCCTTGCTATCACGAATCCATTTCAATTCATAATTCTCAGTGATATCAATTCCCAGTTTTGTGATTGTAGCCTTGAGCGTTGTTTTGCCCTCAGTGGTGAATACTGTTCCATTCGATGATGCAATGTTCATCATGATTGGTACTTTGTTAAAATCGAACGTTTGTTCTTTCAAAAATCGTTCAAGCTGTTTGATTTTCGCATCAACTGAGGCTTCCTGAATCTCAATGTTTGAGATTACAACCTTACCTTCAGAATAGATGCCTTGAGATAGGCTTTTCACGATTTTTGTTACCCTAGCACGAATCTTCAATGCTGGTTTATAGTCATAGTCAACCACAATCACCCAATCGCCAATTTCAACTTCTTCAGGAAGTTCTGTGAACTCAACTTCATATTCAATTTCAGGATAAGCACGTTTTTTCAATTGTCTTAACGTTTCTTGAAATAGCGTTTCTTTAGTTTTCGCCTCGGATTCGTAAGTGTCAACGATATATCCGCCGTCTTTTGAAACGTCTTTATGACGTGACCAGCGTGCGCCTTCTTGAAGGTCATGAATCGTGTCACCGCCTACCCAATAGCGCCCGTCATTATACTTGTACCCGTCAAGTGTCAATCCCTCTGACCCTCTAGCACGTAATGCCGTTGCAAGTTTTTGAATACTAGAAGTCTTTTTGATTTTTGAGATTTCACGCCCGTACTCAAGCCGTACTTCTTTATCTTGACCGATAGCACGTTTGAATCTGATTACTTTTCTTGAAGGTGCGCCTTTTTCCTCAACGATATCATATTCAATTTCATATCCAAACGCCCTTGCAACCTGTCTGATTCGTTTGCTAGCCGTTTCAAAGGATTCGTATTTGAGTTTTCTTGTATGAGTATTGCCCACTTCAGAAAGGTCAGTTTCCCAACCGCTATCAAGCATGAATTTTTCAAGGTAAAAAGTGATAGGGTACGCCCTATCTGCCTCATACGGATAAACAGATTCACCGATTAGGTCAAGTCCAGCATCCATGCAAACAAATGTTTTCAGGTCATTGTCTTCAGTCGTATCCATGACCTCAAACCAATATTTCTTTCCTGAGATATCAACCGCCCGAACATAGTTTCCAATTCCTGCATTTTCAATATCTTTGTTAACTTTGTCAATCGTGAAAGTATACGTTGACAATCCCGTGTCTAAGTCCTTTTCAAACTCGTCATCGTAAGCAACTAGACCGCCCAAGCTAGCAAATGTAGCTTGAGCAATCACGTTGTACTGTCTATCGTAAAACGTAATCAATAGAACGCCCCCCTCACGTATCCTTTAACAACGGGTGGTGAATTCTGAGGGAAAAAGCTGGTTGCAATCTCAGTGACAGCGCCACTCTTAATTGAAAACGGCTTTCCTTCACTCAGATACTTCCGTTTATTATCCACATAACATTCATTAGTTGCTGAATCGTAAACAAATTTTTGCCCGATTCTGATGAACGGATTTTCGTTTCTTTCATATCCGAACTGAACCGAATTGCCGTTCTTATCCACGAATCCGAACATTTTATAGTTATCTTCCGCCACGAATTCAAAACGGGGAAAGGCTTCCGCCGTCCCCTCATTCGTGAAGGTCAATTTGTTCCCGTCAACCCGTGCCAGTGATTCACCAGTAGAGAATGAGTAAGGGTACAAGGATAACAATTCAATTTCACCAGTCGCATATTTACCGTTTCTTTTTTCAAACGTTCCGCCACCGTTGATGATGCACTTCCAATATCTGTTTGGATAGTCACCGAAAATCACATTGAACACCTTATTGGCGCTCAGGATTTTCTTCAACGCTTCATGCTTTTCGTCAATATCGCTAGTGACCACAAAGCTGATTTTAATTTCACGGCTTCCATACGATTGACCTTGAAAGCGAACGCCGTCAATGATTGAATATTCTTTGATTCTGTTTTTGATAGTTGGAAGGCTTCCACGCTCAACATTCACTACTTTGACAATTTCCCCAATTTCTTGATTGTCAATCTTAATACTGAACATTCTATCTATCCCCCCTCTTCAATCTTTCAATTTTCTCGATTCGTTGATTCTCGTTCCGAACGATTGGTGCTACCACCCTTGCAACCTCTCTTTCTGAGATAGTCACAGGAACGACAATTTCACCGCCACTGTATGCAAGATTCATTTCATAGGCTTGTTTACCTGCAAAGATATCCAATCCATTGTTGAACATACGTTTGCCCCTGCTCAATAGTGAATCTGCTGAGAAGTCAACGTTCATCAGTTTATCTCTTAATTGATACGCTGATTTTTCAACCGCATCCGCATTTCTATCCATACCTACCGCAATACCTAAAGGAATGAATTTCCCTATTTCATCACGCATCACCCTTGAAGGTGAATGGATATCAAGTGCGCTTCTAATAGTACTCTTCACTGAATCCGCAATACTTCTAGCAACGCTCATCACGTAACTCATTCGATTGTTCATACCTTGAGCAAGCCCGTCCATAGCATATTGACCGCTTGAAGTAAGTGAACCATACATGTTCCTGAAGATATTTGGTAGTTGATTCGCTTTATTTTCCAATTGGCTTTTTGTTTCTTCAAACTTGTTGACCATGGAAGTTCCCATTGTTTGCATCGCTGAATCCAATTCACCTTGAGATTCTGTAATACCTTGAACCACACCTTGAACAACGTATGTTCCTTGTTCCGCCATGACCCGTGAAGGTGAGTGAATCCCTAGTTCCGCCCCGAACGCTTCAGGAATCTTACTTGCCATTGCTTGAGCTGGTGCAACCACGTCTTCCGAACCGCTGGTCATACCTTCAACAACCCCTGCTGGTATTTGTTTCCCAGCTTCTGCAAAACCTGCATTTTGAATCGCTGTTGTAAGTGTTTCTTTAGATTGAGTAACTAGATTCATGAGTTTTTCAGTCGTTTCTTCAGGCGGTAAGTTGTACATATTTCTCAATGCTTCTTTCGCTGCATCGCCACCCTTAGTGAACGCCTCGTTCAATCCTTGCAACTCAGTATCACTTGCACTTACTAGGGCTTTCACTTGTTCCGCTGATTTTGGTCCAGCTTCTTTCAATTGGTCAATCAATCCTTGATTCAATCCACGTTCCGTGAGGGCTTTAATATTAGTGCCGAATTCTGCAACCGTCTGAGTATTCGCAACCATATTGGCTTGCATATCCTGAACGGATACAACCGCATCTTGTTTGATTCGTTCAAAAGCATTTGTAGCCGCTTCTTGCAACATTGTATACTTTTCACGCAATCCGTCAACGGCTTTTTGTTGAGCCTCATCAAGGCTTGCATAAGTCAATATCTGTTTGTTTGCCCCAGCTTCAACCGCATCCGCTACCTGCTGTGCATTTTGCATTTGAATCTCTTTCAACGCTGTTTCATTTTCAACGGCTTCCGTCTGAGCCGTCTTCAATTCATCAATAGTTGTTTGTAAGTCTTTCAGAATCCCTTTCTTTTTCCATGTTGAAATAGAAGTGTCTTCTTGAATCGCTTTGTACTTGCTTTCCGCATCAAGTAATTCTTGATTCACCTTGATTGTTTGTTGATACGCTTCCGCAAGTTGCTTTTCAACCTCAACCAGTCGTTCATTCCCTTGACCAGCCTGAATCCGTTGCTTCACTTGGTCAATGTTCATGCTCAACATTTTTGAATTCTTATCATATTTCAGATTCAATCCGTCCACTTGTTGATTCAATGATGAAATGTTCTTCTTGAGCAACACGGTTTCCGCTGATGACCTATTTGACTTGCTTGCAAGGGCAAAGGTTTCTTCCGCCAGTTTCTCAATTGACTTGCTTCCGTTTTCCATTTCTTTGTTGAGGTCACTTACCTTGCTTTTTGTTTCACTGATTGCTTCCGCTGTTGCTTTTGCTTCTTCCTTCAACCCTGCAACCTTTGCTTTATACTCTTTTACCTTTTCAGATTCCATGGATTCTGCAAACTTCACTAATGCGAATCCTAGTGCAATCATACCCGTACCAATCCAACCAACGGGACCTACAAGGGCATTGATAGCGCCAGCAAAAGCCGTGACCACCCCTGTTGCAAACGTGACCGCTGTTGAAAATCCTGCAATCGCAAGTGTTACGCCTTTAATACCTAGCAATAGAATGAAGGTTGCAACCACCCCTTCAAGAAGTGGTTTCAGGAAAGCGACTTTCTCACCGATGAAAGCAAACCCCTGACCGATTTTCTCAGCAAGTGGAATCCCTGCTTTAATAACTGAATTGATTGCATTGAATCCGCCGTTGATAACGTTCTTCAGGCTGTCAATGTGCTGGTCAATGTTTTTCCCAGTGAGTGCCTTTACGAATGAATCAAAAGCCTCAATCATGCTTGCAAGTCCTTTGATACTTGAGTTTGCAAGATTCTTCAATGAAGTTCCAATACCACGGGAACTTTCTTTTGCTAGTTCCGCAAAGCCCCCAACGCCCTTATTCAACTCAATCAGTTTTTTCCCGAATTGGTCAAACGTGATTTCACCACGTTGCAAAGCACCGTAGAATTGAGTTTTGGCACTAGCCCCCGTGAATCCGAACGCTTCCGCCGTCTTTGCCAATGCAATTGGCATGGTTTCTTGAAGTGTCTTCCATGATTGCATATCAACTTTACCACTTGAAAGCATTTGTTGGAATTGCACCAGTCCACGGCTTGCATCTTCAGCCGATGAACCACTTGCAAGGAACGCATTGTTCAAAGCAAGTGTCAGTTTGGTACTGTATCCGATATCTTTTGTGATTGTGGTCAACTGCTTACTTGTAGCCACCACCTCATCAAGCCTTGTTGGCAATCCGTCAATCCCGTCTGATAGTTGCTTAGTACTCTTTGCAACGTCTTCCGTGCTGAATCCTAGCAACTTCATGATTCGTGGATAAGATTGCAATGTGTCAAAACGCTTGATTGCACTATCCAATGAGCCTTGTAAGATTGAGAAAGCACGTTTTGCAACCTCAACCGCCCCGAACGCTAGGAAGAAATTTTTGACCTTTGGCGTTGTGTTGTTGGTATTATCACCGAACTTTTTCATGCTATCGTCAAGGGGTTTTATACCGTCATTGCCGATAGGCTTTTCCGCTTCCTGCTTGAATTTCTTCAATTGTGCTTCCGCAATTGTTATTTGTTTACCGTCAATTTTTACATCAATTTGAACTTGACCGTCTGCCAATCAACCCACCCCCTTTTCATTTTATTATCCTGAACTGTTCCTTCAGTGACATCATCTTGTTTTTGTATTCTGCTGTATCCCCTTTTGAAGGTTTCCATGACCTTATGTGCCGTACTTGAGAAAGTGCCGTGGATTCAGGCAATCCATTCAACAATTCAATGAACTCAAACCAGTGAAGATTGTCATACTCATTGAACAGATTGATATTATAAGCCTGTCTGAATGATGCGTATATCAAACCAGCATCTTGAGTGAATGAAAGTGTTGATTCTTCTTCAGGATTCTCACGCTTTGGCATCACGTTCCCTTTCAGGTCATATTCAATATGTTCTTCACTCTTTGGAACAATGAATTCATCGAATACATGATTCAGGATTCTTTCCCTATCCTGATAATCACACTTAATTTGAAGAATCTCAAAAATCACGTCCATTTTGTCTTCATAGGTCAGGTCAGAATCTTCCTTGACTTCAATCACGTCAAGAACTCTATCAAAAGAAAGGTTGAAAGAATATTCACGCCCCTCATATTCAAACGAGGTAGGCAATCCGTGATTCAGTAACATTCATTTAACCTTCTTTCTATTTCTTTTTATTTTTCTTTCTCAATGCTTTTAGCAATTGTTGTTTTTTCTCTTCACTCAACTTCATTTGTTCTTCATTCAATTCGTCCATTTTTGCCACGATTCCAATTTGTAACAAGTCAAGTGTATTCGTCAATGCTGTAAGGTCAGGATACTCTTCATAGATTTTAGCAAAAGTACCTTCACCTAGTAACAAGTCATATTGGATTTCAAGACACTGTTTGCCCAACTCAATACCACGTTCAATTTTTTCATAATCAGTCAATTCTTCATCATTGTTGTTGAACTTTTCCATGATTTCTTTTTCAATCTCATTGATTCTGCTTGCAACATTGATATCATAGTCCATTAAACGTTTCACATTGTCAACGCTAGTATCCAACCAAAACTCAAGTTTCCCGATTGTCACGGGGAATCCACTTCTTTTCACTTCAATATCTAATTGAACCATTTTTCATTCTCCTTTTATATAAAAATAGGGGTGGTTGAATCCCACCCCACTTTCAACCTTTTACACGTTAGTTGGAACGCTTTCCTTTGGAACTTCATTGTAAGTTAGTTTAGCTTTGAATTCTTCATATCCTGAAGCCTCACCGCTACCAGCTACAATTTCTGATGCTGTCGCTTTACCAATCCATTGTTTCTTTCCACCAGCATCAACAACTTTGTGCCACACAAGGCGGTCATCACCAGTTTTGTATTTTTTAGATGCAATCAATTCTTGTGCTTTGTCTTCACGGTCATAACTTCCTTCAAAAGTGTACGCCCCTTGAACTGATACAACTGTTGATTGTTTTGTGCCGTCCCCGTCATAGTACGCTGATTCTTCAGTTTCTTCATTTGTGTCGTCTGAAACTGTTGAAATCCATTTAGCAAGTTCTAACCAGTTTGCTTCAACGGGTTCATTTTGCCCTTTTACAACGTCCTGAACAAAGTGACCACGTAAGGCATTTTTCATTCTCATATTTTCATTCTCCCTTTCTCACTGTTACATAAGCACTGAATGTGAATCTGAAATAAATGTATTTCTCATCAATCTCACTCAGATAATTTTCATTGTTTATCTCAATTTTATTGAATTCAAACGAATTGTCATGCGAATCCAATGAGGTTATTTTTTCTAATTCTGCACTGATTTTAGTCAGGGCGGTCAATCCCTTTCCACGGTCTTTTTGTTTGACTTTTAACTGAATCTCGAACGGGAACTTCTTATCCTGAGTACCGTCCATGTATTCTTGAATCACGCCACCACTAGGCAATGTATACAACGACAATGAATCCGATTCTGAATTGTTATCATTGTAAACGGGTAGCATCAAGTCAAGCCCCTCGATGAAATCCACAATGCGTTCTTGTAAGTCCATTATTTCAACAATCCTTTCACGATGATGCGTTCCCAGCTTCCAATATAGAGTCTCTTAGCTTTTAAGTCCCAACGTTTACCCGTTCCTGCCGTGGTATAGTTTCTGAACTTAACAACCTTTCCACTCTTAGTTGTACGCTGTCCGTAATACTGAGCTTTTGCATAAGGCGTGGTATAGAAAATGTGTTTCCCGTCTGCATCAGACGTCACACTTCCTGACAAACCACTGTCCTTGTATGGTACAAACTGGTGAAAATCTGCTTTCATTTGGTCATTTAATGCACGTTGCGTGATAGTAAGGCGCTGTGGGCTTACCTTTGGCAATACCTGACCAAAATCACATTTCACACGGATGCTACCGCCCAATTACAGCAACTCCACTTCATAGCCTAGCAATTCATTTTTGTACGGCTCATACACGGGAATCACCTTATGAATCAATAATTCTTCTTTACCAAAAACGATGATTGATTTTTCTTTCATCTCAGTGAACGGCTTAGTCAGTCCATTGTACATGAACATGATTGCGTTCAGATTGAACGTTTGTTCGCTTTTGTTCTTTGTTGAGTTCCGTTCATAGTCAACTCTAACTTTAGTGATTAACTGAGGCTCACTGTATTCAGGTTCATGGTTTCTGTTTTCTCTCACAAACTCTTTATAAGTGACCTCATGAATCAATAGTGGTCTAACAAGCTCAATCATGAATCCACGCCCCTGAACAGTAACCCCGTTGCTTGTAAGTTTAGCATCGAATAGTCAGAAATCATTCCCAACGCTTTTCGGGAATTATTCGATGATGAACGTTTTGTCACGGTAGTGCGCCCGATTGAAATTGAATCAGGTTGCAACTCCCGTTCTTCCGTGGTCATTGTTCCTGTGGTGTTGAAGAAGTCCATTTGACCAATCACGGCTTCTTTCACACAATCTTTTCTGAACTTGTTATCAGTGTTAAAATCATTGTACAGATAGTAGTTTCTAGTCACTAGATTGATAAGGCGTTCCGCCCTAGTCGCTAGCACCTTCACTTCCTCATAGGTCTTTTGATATTCGTTCGCTTTTTCTTGAATTTCTTCTTCCGTAAGAAATAGCAATTGAATCACTCCCCTATTATCAGGGAAAAGAGTGATTGAATCACTCTTCCCCGTAAGATTCTTTAATGACTTCATGAACTTCCGCTTCAGGTTGTTTCATGGATTCTGCCCCGATTAACTCATAACCAGCTTCAATCAATAATGATGCAAAGTCTTCATCATGTTCAATCGTGAAAATCACGTCATCTTTCTTGTATTGTTTCATGGTTTCACCACCTTAAGGAATTACGCTTTTTTGTGAACGTAAATGCCTTTTTTCTTACCGTCTAATACAAACGCATCATAGTGAATACGTCCTTCAACAAGTGAGCCGTCTAACCCTGCAACCTGGTCTAATACACGGTACAATGAAAGTTTAACTGGTGAAGGTGTCACTGAATTGTGAGCAATGATGAATTCAACATTTTCAGGTAAGCGTTTAGCTGGTAACAATACCACTGGAACGCCGTCAACCGCACCAACTTGACCGTTGATTGTGATTGTTTGTCCAAGGTCTGAATTCTTAATGAATGAATCATCTTGTTTTAAGAATTTGTACACTGTTGGTGTTACCCCTAAAACAAGCCCTTCCAATGGAACATCTTCATCTTGAAGTTTTGCAATACCGTCAAGGATAGATGCATAAGCATTTGTCTTAGTGATTGCCCCTGTTCCGATGTGGTCTGTTTCTGCCCCTGCTACAATTTTAGCAAAGCGGTGTTTGTCCACTGCTGGAATGATTTTTTCAAGGATTTGACGATTTAAAGCCTGACCAGCTTCCATTGCCCCTTCAGTACCTTCAGCGGATTTGCTGTCAATAGTGAATGTGAACGATTTGTCTTGTCCTAATTTCATTTCTTGAACAACGTTTCCTAATTCTTCAGGCGTTCCAAAACGTTGCATTCCTGTTGTTGTATAGTCGTTTAATTCTGAAGTGTTTACTTGATACACTTTTACTGTTTCAACGCCTAAAAAGTCATAGTTGTCATTAACAAAGGCTGTTGATAATGAGCCTTGAGCGAATCGCTCGTCAACTTGTGATGAATATTTTTCTGCATAGTTTACTGTCATAAATAATTCTCTCCCTTTTTTACATTAGTTAACGTGAAAGGAATCCTTTCAAGAATGAATCCTCTTCCTCGTGTGTTCCGTTGGCTGGATTCGTGTTTCCGCCTTGGAAAATATGAGGCTGGTTACCTGATTGTGAATCCTCGCTAGCAAAGAGATAATCATTTTCAGATTTCACACGGTCTAACTCTTCCGTTAAACCATGGAAGTTCCCTTCCTCATCTTTGGTGATTTTCGTCAAGTCCAACAATGCTTTCACTGCTGTGTTGTTCTTGGCTTTGTTCTTTGTCAATCCTAGTTCAATATAGTTTTCAAGGCGGTCATGTTCACGTTTTTCAGTTAGTTCCTGAATCTGTGTTTTGTATCCTTGAATCTCTAATTGAACGGATTCACTGTCTTTGGCTTTCTCTTCTAAACTTGCAATCAATTTCGTTGATTCTTCAAGTTCCTGTTTCAATTCGTTGTTTTTCTCTTTGGCTTTTGCATAGCGTTCTTCAATTTTCTCTTCAGTAGTAGTGAAGATTTTATGTTCACTCATACCGCTTAGAATCGAATCCACCACTGCATCTTCCAATCCGTTTGATTTTAAAAGTTCTTTAAAATCCATACGTTTACACTCTCCTTTTCTTACGCTTTTTACATGGTTGCATCATCAGAAATTTTTGACCTTGTTCTTTTACGACTGCAAGCCCTTAAAAGTCAGGTTTTTATAAATAGCCCTTAACAATCTCCTTCAGTTCATAGTCTGATTTCAAGCCGTGTTCATTCTCATACTTCTTCAGGATTCTGAAACGTTTATCAAGAAATTCCTGTCGCTTCTTAAAATCCTCAGATTCTGAATCCGTGGCGGATACTGCTTTGACTGCCTTCTTCACTGACCGTTGAAGTGACTTCCGTTTCTGCTCAATCCGCTCATTCTCAATGGCTTCATCAGGATTGTACTGCTTTTGATTGTTTTCATTCAGGTTCGGTCTGAATGGTATCCATAAATGCTTACAGTTTATACCCCTGTGACCTGCTGGCTCACCATAACCAAACTCGTATGCACTAGGGTATCCGCTATCAGCTTCATTGATTGGTCTGATATCAATAACCTTTCCTTGACAGTATGCGCAAGCAACCCTTGAACGGGGGTGGCTGGTAACTAAAACAGTATACAGATTTTCTTCCTTCATTGTGGAAGTCCGCACTTCATTGTAAGTGTTATGAAAAGCCGTTCTTGCTACCATGTTTGCATAACGCTCAAGTGACCATTTGTGACCGCCTGAATCCACAAATTCAGTATATATCCCTTTTTGCGAAAAAGAAACAACTACCCTTTGAACTGCATCATTCAGGCTGTATGTTCCGTTGATTGCTACCCGTGACACTTCACGGATAATATCGTTGTAAGCTTGAGCAAGCGGATTGCCTGCAAGATTCTTTGATACAAGGGGCGTGAACAGTTCTTTGCTCATGCTCATAAAAGTATCCTCAGCAACCTTTTTGGCAATCCGTTCAGCAATCTCATAATCTGATTCAGGGGCTTGCATCATTTGACGGGTTTCACTTTCAACCGCCTTGCTAAAATCCTGAATCCTGTCATTCATTTCTGCCTGCATAGATTCCTGAGCCTGCTCAATATCCTCAACGTGTGATTCAACGTACTTTCTTTGATTCGCTAGATTCCTAGCCGTCCATGTTATGACTTTCTCCCGCTCATACGGTTGAAGATTCTTTGCAACCCGTTCAATCAGTTTCAAGTCAAGTTCAAAAGCGTGTGTATTGAATAGATTCCCTTGATTGTTGATATCATTCCCCGTTATCATTCTTCATCACCAAACTGCCTTTGGTCATTCAATCGGTCATAATAGTCTTGACTAGCCTCAAAACGTTCCTTGTTGATTTCTTCAATCCACGCTTTGGCTTGTTCATCAGTCAAGTTGAATAGGCGTTTGCTTGCTTCTTTGGCTGGTATCATTTCAGCAATTTTCGCCTTGCTCAAGAAGTCAAGTTGAGCGTTCTTATCTGTGAACACGCCGTCATCAAAGTCAATACCAATTTCTTCTTCACTAGGGATATCACCATTGTATAGATTGTAAACCTTAGCAATCTCAAACACTGAGATAATAAGCCCCTTCAAGAATCCTTCAACCTTGTTCAAGTGAAGGTTTCGTGTACGGTATGTTTCTGATTTCTCTGATACGATTTCAGTCGCTGTCTTAATAGACTTACCGTCAAAGGTGAATGTACCACTTGAGATTCCTGTTTGCATTTCTAGCGTTGCAATGAACTTGTTGATTGATTCAATGTACTGACCTGCCCTGATATCGCTAGTGATATCCTGTTTGCTCATATCATCAATGCCTGCTGGCAATCCAACAAACACATCAGTTTCCTCATCAAAGTATTGAATAGGATTCCCGTCATTATCAAACTTAGTGCGTAAGAAGTGGTCTGAAACAATCACTTTACGTTTGCCCTGTTTAATCTCCCAATGGAAAGCATCGAATGTTTCATTGATTACGTTCAAAGTAGGCTTTGCATTGTCAACCACTGAAAGCCCTAGTGGTGAACGTGGATTGATATTGTTAAACCCGTGTGGCTTCAAGTGTGTGAATAACGGGCGTGTGAGATTCTTGATTGTGATTTCTTCAGGTAAGTCAGCATACACATCAAGGTCAGTTAGTTTGATTCGTTTCCCTACCTCATCTTTTCTTTGTGACCAATACAATTCATGACGGATAATATAATCATTGTCCTTCCACTCATGGAACTCAAGTAGTGTATAGTAGTTTGTCTTCTTACCTGTTGAAACGGTAGTCACGTTTGTGATGCACGCTTCAGAAATTGAATTCGTGTTGGATTCCAACGGCAAAAATGTGTCCGCCAAACACCATGAAAATTCAATTCGTCCATTATCCACATAAGGGCGCACTGCAAGTCCACCCGTTGCAAACATGGCTTCAAGTTTCTCAGAAAATACATCTTTGAAGTTGTTATCCGTGAACACTTTTTGAATGAACTTGTTTGCCTCATTCTCGTTCAATTCCTTCATGGATTCATTCTGATTATCAATATAGATTTTGCATTGCTCGTTGAACACTAGCCCTGCAATGTATCGTGCAACAATTTCACTCATGTTAAGTGTGAAGTAAGGGCGTTTCACCTTTTTCCCTAGTGAGTTCATGTACTCAATATCAGGGAACATGCCCTTGTAGTATTTGAAATTGGATTCAATCCGTCGCATCTCTGAGCCTTCCACGCCTATTTTCGGGTGGTCAGTGATTCGCTGGATTGTCTGACCAATCAAGATTTCTTTCAATTCAATTCCCCCTTTACGGATTTTGTGCATAATTCTGTTCCAATAGTTCAATTCATTCCCCCCTTATTAGAACTCAAGTCCCAAGTCACGTTTGTTATCAATCACAAAGTATTCAAAAGCATCGCATGTATGGTCATCTTCTTTGACCACTTGAGGATTCTCAGAAAATACAGTGTCTTCAATCCAAGTGTACCGTTTGTGTTCATCAAGGAAGTATTTCACGTTGTTTTCCGTTTTGACCACATAAACTTGACCATTTGCCAATAGTGATTGAACGTACTCAGTCATTTGAATCTTTCTTAGTTTGGATACTGGGTGAAGTCGTATGTTGAAGTCTTCAAAGTATTGATTCCGCAACGCCCCTTCAGCACTATCAATAGTTCGATTCCGCACGCTAGTCACTGGATACTGATTCAGCATCTTCAATTCAAACGCTCGTATCTCCTTGCTCAATTGGCTGGGCGCTTTCTTCCTTACTTTCCCCCGTGGTGAGTAGTAGTAAGTATCAAGTACATACACTTTAGGCTTTTCGCCATATCGCATTGATAGCCCAATACACAAACAAGCCGTTGCGGATTGCTGGTGACCGCCGTCTGTCGCAAAGTACACAAACGGCAAACGCTCGTTCTTTGGTACTTCATCAATTAAGTGGAAGTTATCCATGTTATACACGTTTGTTCCAAGTCCTACCGCTTCACCTAGATATAGATAACGATAATAGTCATAATCATTCTGTTTGATACGCTCAATCTCATTCAACATTTGTTCAGTCACGAATCCTAGTTCATCATCTAGGTAAGATGACCTGTGAACAAGATATTCCTCAGAATCCTGAAGGGCTGTTGACCACTCGTTTATCCAATTATAAGGATTTCGGGGTGGATTGTATGACCATATAAATTGAACATAAGGATATTCAGGGTGTTTCTGTCGCATGAACGTGCTGTTCGATTGGTCAAACTCTTCAGCGTTTTTGAACTCGCTTGCTTCCTCGTACCATACAGCTATGATTCCCCCAACGTCATTGGATTTCAATTTCTGAAAGTCATCTTGACCATAAAAGTGAAACGTGCTTTTTGTCCCTTTATGAATAATCTTATAAGGGCTTTTTCGTGGCGTGAACTGGTGCATGATATGGAACTTGTTGAGCGCCCACAATATCTTATTGTAAACAGAATCGGCAATTGTGTTCGCCACCTTCCGCACGATTACGATTTCAACGGTCTGATTCTGTTTGATAGCAATGAGCATCTTGAATACTAGCATCAATGCAACTACTGAGCTTTTAAAGCTGGAACGTCCACCACTCAAAACAATGTAAGGCTTCTTTGTGTTCCATACAGAATAGAAGTTCGGATTGATTTCCTTAGTCGTTTGGAACGTCGTTGATGATGATGATATCTTCAACCTGACCACCCCCCTGAAGGATTTCAATTTCTTTGTTCCGTAACTTCATGGCTTTGATTCGTTCTTTCTGTTCAGCAATGTCGTATTTGTCTTTCTCAACGCCTACCATTTTCATGACGTTTTCCGTTGCTCGTTGATTCCCTTTAGTGGCTTGCTGTAAGGTACTGACCGCCAATAACATTTCATTGGTAGGCGCAAGCCCTAGTTCTTCAAGTTGCTTCCGTGCTTTCTCGCTTGCAACGTCCATTCCAAGAAGGGTCTGCATCGCCTTTTTCAGGTTCGCTTTTGCCCGTCTAGCCTGACCGCTGGCAATTCCGCCTTTTCTCCCTATCTCCCGTGCTTCATTCGGGGTTAGGATTCTTAGATTGTCATTTGTATTCGTCAATTAACCGCCCCCCTTTTCAGCGCTTGATTCATCAACTTTGTGTGAACGTATATCCGTATTTCTCCTGATTGTTACGTAAGAACTTTAATGCACGTCTATTATATACGTTTTGAGGAAGTAACCCTTTCACTGCTTGTTTATAAGCCTTTGAAAAATCTTTATAGTTGAAATTATTTCCTTTAGTCACCCCGTACAATCTTGAATTCTTTGCATTCGTTGTAATGTACATGGATTTTTCATTCTTTCTAGCTGTGAATGCTCTAGTATCCTGTACTGAGAATAGTGAACCGCTAGGGTGATTATGAATAGTTGTAAAATTCTTTCCTGCACTGCTGGTATCGATTCTCACACTGCTTTTTTGTCCCCGTGTGTAATTGGTCACGAATCCTTGTTCATTGATTGCAAGTCCATATTCTCTATTCTCGTTTTTATGTTTCTTTTGGAACGCCTTCAAAGTCTTTTGAGTATCAACGTAACGTCCTTGATTGTTGAATGTAGCGGTTGGAAGTGACTTTCCTGCTCCGCCTCTTTGCTTTTTCGTTCCGTCAACTAATTTTTGTGGTGATTTCTTTCCTTTGCTTTTCTGCCCTCTTCCGCCTTCATAAGAATCAAACAATTCAATGACCATATCAGGATATTTCTCAACAATAGCTTCAATGCTTTTGAACTGTTCTTCCTCTCCCGTGATTTCATTGTACACGGTCAAGTCATCAAAAAGAATCAAGTCTTCTTGAATCCCAACCATTGCGAATTCCTTCATGGCTTTCTTTAGTTCATATACTTTATCTGTCATAGTTCCCTAAACCTTTCTTGAGTATTGCTTTTAATGTGAACTACTT